GTATCTCTTTGGAACTTTATTGCAACACCATTAGCAGGTACATGACCTGATAAAAATTTTATATGTGTTGTATCAGAAAATTCATAGTGAGTACCTAGAGTTTTAGGAGTAAAGTCAGTACCTACTGTTACATCAATTTCAGATTCAGCTAAGTATGAAAATGTAATTTGAAAGGCATCTGATTTGCCATTACCATCAGTATTGCCATTACCTGTAACGTTAGTAAATGATGGAGCAGTGTTGGTAGCCATTTTTATTCAAATAAAACGGATCTCTTATATTGTTTACTATAGTCTTTTTTTATTCCTTGTTTATGATTTTGTATTCTTCTTTGTTCTTGCTTTGTAAAATTGTTATTAATAAAGTTTCTTTCCCCTGCTTTAATGTATCTTTTATTTATTAAATTTAATTGATAAAAAATACCATTTGCAGCTAAAGCACCATTTTCACTTTGCAAACCTTCTTCATCAATAATTCTTTTGTTTTTTAAATAATCTTTACTTTGAAGATAACTATTCATACTATCAAGAATAGTTTTTTTACCAAAACCTGCATTTAATTCCATAGTATTAATATCTTTTTTTAGATCGTTATATTGGTATGTATCTAATCTTATAGGTACGAAATTTTGTTTTGTAAAATCTCCTGTTATATATTCAGCAGGTTCGGGTAATCTTCTTCCTATATCTTTTAAAGCAGTATATACAGGATAGTTTTTACTTTTTTTAGTAACACCAATTCCAAAAATATTACCACCTATTCTGTTTGGGTAAACTATTGGTTCATTAGTTATATGTTCCACATCAAAAGGTAAGTCTGGTCCTATGCCATATCTACGACTAATTTCATTTAAAACTGATCTCCATGTTAAAGCAAACATAGAAGACTTGTTATAATTTGGATCTGTTGGGTCATCTGATTTGTTTATATCACCTGCTCTTACTTTTGTATCTGGTCTTCGTTGAAATACTTTTATTTCTTCATTGCTAAAACCCATCACCTTTAATAGGTCTGCTGGATACCTTCTCAATTCAGCAACAATACCTGAGAATGGTCCTCTTGAAGAAATAAACCTACCAACAAATTGTCCAAACTTTTTACTTCTATAATCTTTTACAGGGTCGCCATCACTATCTACTAAATCTCCACTACTTCTCATAACATTAATTAATTCTTCTGCTTGAGAAGTCCATGAATCGTTGTATAAATTTTGTACAACAGACATAACTAAACCTGTAGTTGCTTCGTCATAAGGTTTTCCACCAATTAAACCTAGTGAATTTATAGTATCAACTGTCATTTTTAATGAACCAGATAAAGGTTCTAACCAACCTTCATAAGATCTATAAATATAAACAGGTTTACCATCTTCACCTATTAAAGGTTCACCATTTTTATCTTTCTGTAAGTAACCAATACTATAAGGTCGCCAACCATTTAAATACATTTCTTTCCACATAGCAGCACCTTCTTTCGTTCCAAAATCAGGACCACCTCCTGTAAGTATTGTTGGTGGTATATATTCTGGATCATTTGCCAATATGTTTGCAGAGGTTACAAAACCTGCAATACTTGTAACAAAAGCAATAGCTTGATTTATGTCTGCATTTGCTATGGCTCGTATCTTTGGATCAGGACTATTAAGTTGTTTTCTTAATTCTGGTATTGTTAATTCACTTAATAAGTTTAAATTTTTACCACCAATCAAAGGTGTTTGATCTGGAAAATTAATTGATTGTTGTTTATTTAAAGGATTTACTATAGGTGTAAACATAGGATTATTCCTAAAGTTACCCGATTTAATATTTGCAGGTGTTCTTGTAAAAGATATTCCTAATCTTACTAATGGATATTTGTTTGCTGCATTATCAGCAAATTTCATAGCTTGACCAAACTTACCTGTAGTATCAATGTCTTGAGTAAAGGTTGAAAATTTAGCTTGTTTTTTAGCGTGTAATAAAAATCTTTTTGTAAGTGGTTCTAATTCATTATCACCATTTTGTGCATACCATTCAAGAACTGCATTTGTATGTTTTTTTATAAATTTGTCTATTTCATTTCTTGGTAATCCTTGTCTTTTAGCTTCTATAAATGCCATGTAAGTTACATCTGCAATTAAATTTGGTGCTTGTACTGCTGCGTCTGTAGCTGTCATATTACGACCAGAAAATCTTATTGCAGTACCAGCAGCATTAGTGGCTTTAGCACCTAAACCACTACCATCTGACTTAATAGCAAATCTATTTTGATATTTTCTATTTCCTAAATTAATAAAGTTATCTTCCATCTTCATAGATTTTTTATAAGCTTTTCTCATGAAGTGATAGTTACTATGCAAAGAAACAAAATGTCTCATAGCAGCTTCAAACATTTCTGGATTATCTGCACCCATAAATAATTTTAATTGTCTGTGATAAGTATTTAAAGTTGCAGATACAAAGTTTGCAGTATTAGTACCAAATCTATATAACATTCCGTTTATACCTATCTCGTTAGCTATTTTTAAACCTTTACTTACTGCATTATCATCTTGTACTCGGAAAGCGTTTACTTTTGTAAGACCAAATAAAGTTTCTGTTTCTCCATCTGCTGCTTGTATTATTTTTCCTATTCTATAAAGTTCACTATAATCACCTGTTTGCTTTGCTTTCTCTAGTTGTCTTATCAAATCTGCTTTTAAATTATCACTACTAAAAGCAACTTCTTCTAAAGTATTTACTAATTTGTCTTCGGCAGTTTTATTTAATTTTACATTTTGTGCAGCAACATATTCTGCTGCTGTCTTGCCTTCCATACCTTTTAATGGTTTTATATTAAAACCTTCCAATATCTGACCTGCTCTGCTGCTTGGTTTTAAATATCTCATTAACCATAGCTTCATTGTGTCTATAGATGAAGTAAGTTCTGTTATTGCTGTTTCTATTTGTTCTGGATTTTTACTATTTAAAGCGTTTAAGTAAGCATTATTTTTATTATTAAGTCTTTCTGCTGAAAACATAGCATCTAAACTTAAAGCAGTATTAACTTCTTTTTGTTTATTTATAAGACCATATCCTTCTATTTCATCTGCCATTTTTGCAATCAAATCAGATGTTTCTAGTTCTAATAATTTCTTTGTAAAATCTTCTTGATCTGGGTCAAATAGTTTTAACGCTTTTAAAACATTTTCTTTATCTGTAATTGATTCAGCACTTGACCAACCTTTTGATTTAAGACCTTTAACCATATTTCTTATATTGGTTGCACTTGCTTCATCTACAGCATTAACTAAATTAGTCTGATTTGGTAATAAATTTGTTGGACCTAAATCTTGTCCACCTGTTTTTTGTTTTACTTTCTTAACAAATACATTATCAGTTGGTACTTTAATCATCATACCTCCTGTATTGTCAGGAGTCGCTTTAGCTGACCCTGTTTGTTCTTTTACTATGTCTTTTATTTTTTGATGTATTTTAGAACCATGATTTCTTACTGTATTAACGTCAATACCTTGATCTTCTAATAGTCTAGTTAATCTTTCGTGAGATATTTTTTGTTTTTCTGTTAAAGGTTTTACTCTATTACCTCTTAATATATATGCAATTTTATCTATATCAGAACCAAACTCTAAGCTTGCAGAACCATATCTAGGACTCATTTTTAAGAATCCTTTAGGCAAACTAAAATCACCTAAATTAGTTTCGCTTATATTAAAACCATCACCACCTTTTGCATTAGCTTGTGGTTGTTGTTGTATTTGTTCTTGTAATACAAAACTATCTTCAACAACCTTATCAATTTTTTCTTTTTCAGTTTTAGTAAGTAACTTGTTTACTTCATCTGCATTTTTACCTGCAAACTTTTTACCTAAACTCTCGATAAATTCTAATCCACCTTTCATGCTCGCAGCAAAAGTACCACCAAGACCTATTGAAAGAACATACTCTTCAAAAGTAGGAAACCTTTTTTCATCTATTAAAGTTCTTACTGTTGCTTCACCACCACCTAAAGTTCCACCAAAAAGTGCTGACTTACCAATACCTGCTGCACCTTTAGTTTCTGTTGCAAAAGGAATAGATTGAATAATACTAGAAGTTACAAGCTCTCCACGATTAAGTTGATCTTTGACACCTAAAAAACCTGTCTGTCCAAACCTTTTTTTTTGTGCTTCATAGTTAAAAATACCACCACCAACAGTATTTACAACTCCGTAAGCTAATATTCCGTATGGACCTGCACCAAGTAAAGGTGCTGTTAAAGCATCAAGGGCAAGACCACCACCAATCTCAATACCTAACCCTTTCATAGTTTGTTCAAACTGTGTAAGGTTTGTTCTTTCTGGTATCTCTACATCAAAGCCTTTATCTTCATAAAAATTAAAAACTTTATCTAATCCAATTTGAAATTGCTCTGTTTCTATTGAAGATTTTGGTATTTCGTTATTAAGAAAATCTTGAAAATAAAAGCCTGTTGCATCTTTAAATACTTTTTCAATAGCTATTCTGTCGCTAGGTCTTCTTAAAGGTGTATTAGTATTTTTAGTTTTATCAAAAAAGTTATTTAATCCAAGGTATTTCAACATACCATCAGAAACGTGTAGATTCTTTTTTTCGTTATTAGCTTGTGTAAATAATGAATAAACTTCTTGCGAAGGATCAAACATACTTTCATTATAAAAATCAAAATCTTCGTCATCTTCTTCAGTATCTTTATATAAAGTGTTGTAAGTATCTTTTATATCTATATTTGTATTCCAATCAAAGTAACTATTTTTTTGTGTGCCATTATTAAATACATTTGCAGGTTCGTATTTAACCTTATCAAAATTTGTAATGTTAGAAAAATCAATAGATTCTTCTTCGTTTTCTAAAGGATTGTTAATTGATGAATTTGTCATTTAGATTATTGTTTGATCTGGTGGCTCTTTCCATAGAATATCAATAACTCTTTGCAATGTCTCTTCATCTTCTTTAATTGGTGCTTTTTCTAATAATTGTTCTTTAGTTGTTACCCCTGCATCTTTTAATCCAACATATTGATAAGGTCTTAGCATTTCTGTAATTATATCTGTTGAATAAGCACCATTTGGATATTCTCTTACACCTAATCTAGCTCTAGCTACTCTCATAAGAACTGATTGCATTACACCTACTATATCTTCTTCACTACTTAAAATAGCTTCTGTTAAAACCATTTGAGCAATAGCATATTTAGCTTCAACATTTTCTTGAGTATTGTTTTCAACTAAATCTATGTATATATTTTTTGCTTCGTCTATAACTTGTTGTGAGGACTTATCACCATAACTATGACTAAAGCCATCTTTTTCTATAGTCCTAATAAAGTTTGGATCTTGCTTTAAATTTTCTTCTCTACCACCACTACCGTAAGAAACTGCACCATTGAACTGGTCAAACCTATCTGTCATTGTTTTAAGACCGCTAGTTAATACACCATCAGTCCTATCCATATCTTCACCACCACCAGAATAAGGCAAGTTAAGACTAGCAGCAAAGGTATTTACAAGATTAGCTGCGTCATCTTCATTGATTCCATAGTCTTGTAGTTGACTTACAAACTGTGTTGTAACATCTTCTGAATTTTGAGTTACATCTTTAGGTTTAAAAAAATTTAATATGTTTTCTTTAAAACCTGTAGGCTCTTCTGTTGGTGTTTCTTTTTTCTTTTGTTCTATAAGTCTTGCTTCTTCTTCTTCTTTTTGAATTTTTAATTTTTCTTTTTCTGCTTTTATCTCTGCTTTAGTTTGTTGAAGTTGTATTTCTATTGATCTATCTTCTTTTGGTACTTCACTTTCGTATTGTTTTCTACCTTCACTCCATATTGAATCTGTTTTTAATTTATATCCTTTGTCACCTTCTAAATCTCCATTATTAATTTTATATATATCTACAGTGTAATTTTTTAAAGCATCATCTATTTGTTGTTTAAATTCTTCTGAACTTAAATTTGCAGCATTTTTTGATATTTCAACTATTTGTTTATTTAAAAAATTTGTAGCATCAGAAAAATATAAAGAAGTTTCTTCTTCATAAAACGAACTACCAAAATTATCTTTACCTAATAAAGTACCTGCCTGTTTAATAATATCGTTTATTCTTGATCTTTGAATACCTAAAACATCTTTACCAAGTATTGATTGAATTGAGTTCTTTGCTTCATCTAATCTTTCTTTATCTTCAGTGGTAATTGTTGTACCTAAACTTTTTTCAAACTCATCTAATTCTCTTAAGGCATGAAGTGGTGTTATAAAATCTTTATTTATAATTCTTATATCAAAAGCATCAAAAAAATCATCTCTTGATACGTCTAAATTTTCTATTGCTTCTAAAAAAGGTTCTTCGTATCGTATTCCAAATGCGTCTTTTAAAGTTTCTAAAGCTTTTGTTTTTCTAACACCATCTTCATCTAAAAAACTAAATCCTTTTAAAGCTTGAATAATTCTTGGTTTTAATAATTCATTATATTTTTCATCTCTAAATTTGTCATAGTTTGATTCAGCAGTAATTAATCTAGATTTTAATTTATTTAAATCTTCACCAAAATAATCACTAATTTTTGATTGACGAATTGTTCCATCTTTTAATT